AGTTACCATCCGCTTCAACTTAGGCGTTAAAATCGAGTGCCGACCACAACGATGTCGACAAGTATCGGCATGATCCTGAGCTATAATGGCGGAGTAATCACCTTCAGGGCAACGGTGAAGCTCATGCCTAATAGAAATACGAGAGCGGCCTAAGGTCGCAGCGATGTATTGAATCGTGTGGTGTTGCATCAGTTCTATCTGAGATCGTTCAATTAAGGTTATAATGGCCATGGGACCTGTCCTTCTCTCTAGATGGTATGTTATGCAAACACCATTTTAGCAAGAACGGACAGGTCTTTTTTCACATTTTCTGGGTGGTAACTTTAATTATGCAATCTAGGCATTCAAAACGATGAAGACGACTATTTGCATTTCAGCACAGTGAATGTGATGCCACACAGCAAAGACGTTGAACAAGAATTTGATATTCGACAATGGCTAGAACCTGAACAAAATCACATTGAATCAACAGAGATACCCGCAAGATACAACGAAGCCATTCAGAAATTAGCAGCAGTAAAGGAGGCCGACCAATGAAAACAGGAGACGACACGTTCGATGACATCTACATCAGCAAAGACACTGGCAAGGTCGTAGGCGTCATGTACGAAGATGTGGTCTATAAGCTAGTGCCCGTAGAACCAAAGCAAAAAAAGATGAATTACGAAGAAGCACTAAAACGTGCAGAAAAACTGCTTTCTATGGGCGATTATGTGGACGGTAATGTAAACGAATATGCCAATCTGAAAGCTGTGGCACTTGTTAAGAATATTTACGGGAGAGAGGACGAAAAATGAGCGAAGAAAAACTGTACGTGGTTAAGAATGATGAAGGGAAATACTTGGACATAGATCTGCCAATTTGGTGGGACGATAAGGCAGGAAGTGCTTTCAAAAGAATTGATCTTGCGTTTAGGTGGGCAAAAAAATATGACGGCCACGTTGTCACTTTGATTGAGGAGCCTAAAAAGGTAGTCCTAACCAAAGAGCAAGCAAAAATCGTTGACGATGCACATGGCTATTATATTCCGGCCAGCTATATTTCTAGAAATTATAGTGACGAAGAGTTACTGATGAATGCTTACGTCAACGGCTATACCGTGAAAAAGGAAAAGGAGAAGAAATACAACGTCAAGGTGCCATATGCGGAAGGTTGGCATTTTCAGAAGTATTCTCGTGAGTCTAAGCGAGGATCCCGCAATGATTGGAAGCCATTTCCAGCGAAAGACATTGATTCCAATATGAGTAAAGGCTTATTTCTTTTTACCGAATCAGAGATCGAACATTACGGCTTGCAAGACTGCGAGAAAGAAGAGGTGACTGACGATGATGATTAAGCTAGACAGCGGGCAGTTGCTAAATCTATCGGCGGTATCGTATATCTCAAATACTGAAATGCTGGCTTATTTCAAACAGCCGGTTATCAAAAATGAAAATAACTTTCAAACAGAAGAATGCTTTGGCGTTGGTGTAACAAAAGCCGACATTGAACGAATTGCAGGGAGTACAGCGAACAGTGAGGTGACTGACGATGAGGTATGAGTGCCAAGATATGTTTTCACACGAGGTCATAGCGACATTCGATACCTATGATGAAGCCGACAACTTCTTGGACGCAGCGTATGACCAGCCCGATTGGTGGACGATACCAGCAATGACGATTATGGAGGTGACTGACGATGAGCAATGAGACGAAGCGGGACGTGTTGGAGAAATTAGCAGAAGGCTACGCCGAGGTTTCTGACGCATATACCAACGAAACAGGAAGCCCATACTACTGTGACGATGATCCAAATTATCTTGATGAATATGATGCCGCCTTGCCAGATGACCTGCCGGTGATTCCGAAAGCCCAAAGCGATTGGATAAAGCAATGTAAGGCAAATGATGATTCCTTGTCTTTTGCGCTGGGCGATGAGACTACACCAATCGAAGTTGCTAAAACTTTTCGTGTTTGGGGCGGATACACTGATAAAAATAAAGATAAATGGCTCAAGTTGCAAAACGACTTCGCCCGTGCATGGGTGCTAGGTATCTGGCGCGTTGAGGAAACAGGCGAAATCGTGAAATTGGAGGCGGAGAAATGAACTTTCCTAAGACTAGATACTTTAAGGCAACTGGAAATTTCAAGGCAGAAGGCCGCATTTACCTTAAAGACAAAATCTACCCTGCATATTTGATGGAAGATACACCCGGGTATGGTAAAGCAGCACGATTTTACGATCTATCGGCTGAAAATGGCCAGTTCAACTTTGGCAACAATTTGCTTGATGAATTGCCATATGAGTGGGACGTGATTGAGGTCGACGAGAAAGGCGATGAGATCTAGGAATGAAAATTAAAATCAAGCACGCCTTTGCCTATGTTCTTTTAGGGTCGTGGGCAGGAATCATCATTTACGGATTTGCCAGTTTCCTTTGGGATTGGGTTGTTAAGCCTTTTATCGAATTTGGAATAGTTAAATCATTGACTATCTTGATCTTCGTAATTGGTGCAGGGACAGTTGTATGGTTCGCTTTTTGGTCAGGTGAAAAGCTGGTCAAGTGGTTACTAAAAGAATAGAGGCGGAGAAATGAAAGAGTTAGGCAAGATCAGAGCAGCATACTACGGTACAATTTCAGACTATCCATTTTTGATGGGACTAAATGTAACCATTGAGCATGATGGTTGCATTGCTGGAAATCAAGTCGGGCTGGTCAACACAAATCGGCTTGATGATGGGTGTGCCAAAAAATCAATCATGGAAATCAAGCAGTTATTAGAAGATGCCAATGTTTTATCGGTTGACGATCTAGTGGGAAAGCCCGTTGAAGCAACATACGAAAATAATAGCTTGAAGTCATTTAGAATATTGAAGGAGGTTTTGTGAATGAAACGAGAGATTAAGTTCAGAGCGTATAGCAGTCACAACCACAAAATGTATCCAGTCAGTAATATTGAATGGGATATTGATGGCCATATTTGGGTAACTGCTGATGATGGCAAAAATGGCATTGAACTAATTGACGAAGAAGCCAATTTGATGCAGTACACCGGCCTGCTCGACAAGAACGGGCGGGAAATCTACGAAGGCGATGTCTTAGATATTGGTCTTCGAAATCAAGACGGCAAACCAGTAATAGCACCGGTTAGCTACGAAACATATGCCGCTGGATATGTGCTTGACAATGGAGGCAATGGTATTTGGCAACGACTAACTAAAGACTGTGAGGTCATTGGCAACATCTTTGAGGACAAACAGCTATTGGAGAGAAAGCAATGACGAGAAAGATTAAGTTCAGAGCGTGGATAGAAGAAACATGGAATGAAACTGACGACTATGTTGAGCCTATGACGATTCAACAAATGATTCATTCTAAAGAATCAACCTTTAGTTTGGAACAATTGAACGATTTAGTTGATTTTGAACAGTTTACCGGCCTGACAGACGCGAACGGCAAAGAAATTTATGAAGGTGACATTGTTAAATTTTTTGGTGCTAATAAAAAAATTAAAGTTAAAAACGAATTTGGAATTATTGTTTATAAAGCTGATAGATATGGCGCCGGCTTTAATTCGATTATTCAAAATAAGGAACATGGTTATGGTGGAATAAATATTGCACAAGATATTGTAGTTGGTAACGTTCACGAGAATCCGGAGCTATTGGAGGGAAAGCAATGAAGAAACGCGATAGAGTCAACAAAAAGTTTGTTAGTAAAGCACACCGAACTATGAGAATACTACTCACGCGGATGTCGCCACTGGAACGAGAATTTTGCAGAACTGCCAGTTTTGATATTTACTATTATGGTTTTGGAAAAAGATGGAGAGCAATTGAACGATCATGGCGAAAAATGATGGAGGGCAAGCAATGACTGAAAAAGTGGAAAAGGGGTCGAATCCGACCCCCTTTACGGAGAACCAGAAAAACTGTCCATATTGTCATGAGCCACATAAGCTCATTGAATCAGAACTTGGCAACTTCCTTCGAATCGGTATGACTGGTGGAAATGAATGGGATAGAATCGAGCCTGAAAAAATAAACGGTGCAGCAATACACACATGCGAAGCTGTTGGATTTGATAATGCTGAGGTCGATGATCCAATCGTGATTAATTATTGTCCGATGTGCGGACGCAGGCTGGAGGGAAAACAATGATTGCCGTCATGATGATAATCTCAGGTGCTGCAATGTGGATGTGGGCTAACTGGAAAACTAAGTAGGAGATGAATGATTTGGACAGCAAACGAGCATTGGCCGAAAACCTTAGGAAGAATATATACGATCTGAACATGACACAAGCCAAATATGCAAAAGAGATCGGAATACCCATAACCACGCTTCAATATGCAATCTCTGGGAAGGGAAGTGTTTCACTCAACACCTTAGATAAAATCGCATATGGAGCTGGGATTGATCCATGGGAGCTCATTCAGCCTCATGAAAGCAAATAAAAAAGCGCGCCTGATTAGGGACGCGCCGGAGGCCAGTGTGTGAATTGAACCAGGGTAATAATCATTTTGGAGTGGGCCTCCGAAGACAGTATAACAAAAGCGCACCACGAAGGCACGCTTATCCTACAAACCCAACCAAATCATACCATAAGGAGTGGACGCAGTGGTGCGAGCAACGAGATATTTTAGCCCAATTGATCATGACAAAACAATTGAAAACGCCAAAGAGGTCTTGGGGAACTACTGGCATCATAAGCGGCTCGCTCAACGCACCAAAATAGCGATCAGAAGCCCCGTGATGGACGGCATGCCTAAGTCACCTAGCTATGGCAACAAAGCCGAGGAAAAGGTAATATCGCACGCTGACGAGCTGTACTATATAGCGTGCTGTGAAGGTGCTATTGAATCTATAGAGAGTGAAGACTACCGGATCATTTTAGTTGAAAGCTATCTGACTCCAAAGACGACACGTAAATCCAGCCTTCAGTTAGCTAATCGCTTGCATGTTGACCGAACGACCCTTTGGCGACAAACACAAGAAGCTCTCTATGCTTTTGCTGAAATATGTCCGCTAGTGAAACTAGATGCAACATCCGTGCAACAATGATGCAACAAAAAACACGCTTTTCCGTCTTATGATGGTATTGTGCCAAAGGTGAGAAACCTGAGACACCGCATTTTTCCTCCGAGCCTCAGTGATGATAAAGCTGTGGCAAGGCGTGGCAATGAGGACTGGCTGAGATAGTCAGGCGGGTTCGATTCCCGCATGCCACATTTCACCCGTTAAGTGCGACTGCAGACAACGTATACGATAAGCCTATCATGACGATGAGAAGCAGGGTGGAATTGGCTGTGTTTCAAGAGACAGCACAGTATTAAATACTATGTTTCAAGAGGCAGCCAAGAGGTCGTATTTGGTAAAGCAATATGAACGGCATATGTATGTGGGTTCGATTCCCACCGGCCTCATTGTCCAGTTTAGCGACCGGACTCAGCTTGCGATGACCCCATCTGACACTGGGAGAGCGAGCTGGGTGGCTGACCACAGAGATCAAGCGGGTGCAAGTCCCGCCAGCCACATTGTATCGGTTGACTTGCGAACCTATGTTCGTATATAATGCTGATACACCAAATATTGTTTGTTGGTGATGGGAGTCCACCCACCACCATTTTTGTTATACTGAGATCACAAACAATATTTGGGAGATGTGGTTATGGCAAAGGAAACTCAACAGAAATGGGTTAATTTTGATTTTTTTCAGGTTTGGAGTAAGACCGCCGAAGAGGAAAAAGTGTTTGATATGGATGACTGGGTGGAGAAGCTTCCATCAGGTAAGATTGAAGATCGAAATATTCTTTACAATGGCGATATCATCCGTTGTGATAATTACTATGTTACACATCCTGAAAAAAATCCACTTACACTTCTTCACTTTACAAGATTGAGGAATAGCAGTGCTCCTGCTGTAGCATCTATAAATGTTCCAGAGTTAAATGATGTTGACCTAAAAGAGGATGAATATATAGCAGAGGACGTTTCTTCTTTGTTTGATTATACAAATTCCGTACTGATGTTCCAGAGGAATGCTTTTAGTTTATCTATCACTTCTCTTGCGCAATACGTTAATTATTTTTGGAATCGTGACAGGGCAGAAAACGAGTCGGAGCTTATTGAATTTAGACCTATTTTGAGAAAAGATGCTTTTAAGGCCGGGCTAGGTACAAAGCATATTAATAAATTTTCCTTCAAAACAGCTAATATAGTACCAGGATCAGGTTTTAAACTTTTTCAAGGAGCTTTGGGGTCTACAATTGATGCTATGGAAAAATATAGTGGGGTATCGATCGAGGTCACTATTTCAACAAGACAATCAAAAAAATCGGTTTTAGATCGGTCGGAAGTTGTTGAAACAATTAAAGCTATTCAACAACAACAATCATTGTTTAAGAAAGCAACAGTTGTGTCAGGCGATTCTGGCAAATCTGTTCCTATTGAGCTGATCAATGGTCGTGTTGAAACTTCCCAAATATTTAATGTTCCGTTGAAAGCATATCTTGATCCAGAAACTGTGCAGCAGGATATGAATGAAATATATAGTCCAGATGAGGAAAATTTTAAAGCCACTGTAGATAAAAATTTAAATGCTAAACCGACAGAATGATGGAGGTGGTGGACATGTTCCAAAAAATAAATAGGAGCATAGGCAATATCATTAATTTACTTTATCCACCAGTATTCGGCGCCGTTTTTTTGGCTACTACCATTCATTTAAATCTAAGCTATTCACTTAAGGGATTCTCAAACGTCCTGGAATCTATTATTACCTTTGCATCAATTATAATTGGATTTTATACAGCCATGTATGGAATCTTATTAACTACCAGTAATACCTCATTTATGAACGAATTTAGGCGGCATCACGTTGAAGGGATTTTCCAATTTCAACTATATGATTCATTGATTGTGTCCTTCACAATTTTAATGATGTCAATAGTTTTACAGATTTTAATACACTACCCTGGTAGGGGAGCAACATGGATTTTTAATATCTGGAGTTTTATTTTCGGATATTTTATTGCAACTTCTTATCGAGCGATAGCACTACTTCTTAAATTACTTTTCTTAAGGAAGCCCAACTTAGTGGCCGTTTAAAAACTATAACGTTCAAGCATTTCAACCCATAAGCTCATTATTGCGTTATAATAAATCCATAGAAAATTACCGATTTCGCACATT